CATAATATTTCTCACGACCTACTATGGCTTTGGGAATCAGGATTCGTATATACAGGAAGAGTGTACGACACAATGCTCTCTGACTACATTTTTAATAGAGGTGTAAGTCAGCCTCTAGATTTAGGAACAGTTGCTAGGAGATATGATTGTGCTGTTGAAAAGCAGGACACCTTGAAAGAATATTTTAAGAAAGGTTACAGCACACGGGACATACCTAGAAAAGAATTAGAACATTATTTAATACATGATCTTGCATGTACAAAAGAGTTATATCAAAAAATGCAGATTCGATTGGAGTCTAATCAAGATGCAGGACTAAGAAATGTAATTGATATAACCAACGAAGTATCAGTTGTACTTGCAAGGATGTATCAGTCTGGTTTTAAAATAGACATGGACAAACTTGATGATGTAGAAAAAGAGTTTAGAAAAGAAAAGTTAGAACTAGAAACTAGTCTACAAGAGTTTACAAAAAAACTTATGGGTGATACCCCGATCAATCTAGGCAGTACGGAACAATTATCTTGGGTTTTATTTAGTCGCAAACCTCTGGATAAAAATGCATGGCACTCTTGTGTTGAACCTCATACACCTACGAATGTTTTCAAAGGACTTATCCGAAAGCATTTCAAGACTTTGTTTAAAACAAAAGCAAAACAGTGTGGCAGATGCAAAGGTAGAGGACAGTTCTACAAAACAAAAAAGGATGGCAATCCATTTAAGAAGCCTACTAAGTGTAATGTCTGTGGTGGTTCTGGTTTTGTGTATGAAGAAACGAATCAGGTAGCAGGACTTAAATTTAATCCCCCTAGTGCAAAGTGGGCCAGTGCCAGTGGGTTTAGTACATCCAAAGGTAACTTAGAAATACTTGAGAGATTTGCTAACAGTCGGGACATGACAGAGGCATCTGAGTTCTTATCAAAACTTAGAAGGCTGTCAGCTATTACAAGTTACTTATCAAACTTTGTTGAGGGTATAAAAGACTTTGTAAAAGAAGATGGGTTCTTGCATGTGAGATTGAATCAGCATGTCACTGCTACTGGTAGATTCAGTGGAGCTAATCCTAATATGCAGAACATGCCCAGAGGTTCTACCTTTCCTGTAAAGAAAGTATTTGTGTCTCGATTCCAGGGTGGCAAGATATTAGAAGCTGACTTTGCCCAATTAGAATTTAGAGTGGCAGCATATCTCAGTCAAGACCCAGTTGCAATCAAAGAAGTAACAGAAGGCTTTGATGTACACAGCTACACTGCAAAAGTTATATCAGATGCAGGACAGCCCACATCGAGGCAAGTTGCAAAGGCACATACCTTTGCTCCTTTGTATGGTGCTACAGGTTATGGCAGGACAGAAGCTGAAGCTACTTACTATAAACACTTTATTGAAAAGTACAAAGGCATAGGCAAGTGGCATAAGAAACTAGCTAATCAAGCAGTCGGGCATGGGTTCATTCGGATACCTAGTGGCAGGGAGTTTGCTTTTCCAGATACACAAAGGAGAAGGGACGGCACGGTAACAAACTTTACACAGATTAAAAACTATCCAGTGCAGTCGTTTGCCACTGCCGATATTGTGCCAGTTGTTTTGGTAGAATTGTATAATAAACTTGACGGACATAGGAGTTGTGTGGTAAATTCGGTACACGATTCCATCGTGGTAGATGTACACCCTGATGAAGAGCAACAAGTAATTGATATCATTGAGGATGTACAAAAGAATCTAGTAGCTGTAATTAAAGCTAGATATGGCATAGAAGTAAATGTGCCATTGTTGTTAGAAGGGAAGATCGGAAACGATTGGTTAAATCAAACTGAACTATGAGAGGAATTTATGAGTACAGATATTTCAACATTAAATACGTCAAACTTTGCTCAACTTGCTCAGGCTATGGGCATGGAAGCTGACACAAAAACTAAGAAACAAACTAGTACACTTGCACGATTGAAGATTGATCACTCAGGAGTTATGGGTGAGACTGAGATCAAGGGTAAGAAAAAGAAAGTAGAGGTTGTAGAGGCAGGAAGTTTTTGTTTAACACTACCTGACGATACAAAGCTTTATGATTCTAATCCTAAGATCAGACTGTTCCAACAGAAGTTTATGTACAAGAGGTATCTAACTTCTGGAGGGCCAGAGGGTAAGGGTATGTTTGTCAAGACAGAAATGGCAAACGATTTGAAAGGGGATCTAAGAGATAACACTGGCGGTTTTAATTGTGGTAAGCCTAGTGGTTGGATTGAGGATTACAACTCTTTACCTCAAGATCAAAAGGACTTGATTAAGTCAATCAAAAGAGTTCGAGTATTGTTTGGTCACATTACATTGACTGCACCTGTAAATGAAAAGGGGGAAGCACTTTCTTCTAGGGAGTCAACTTCTTCTATTAAAATTAAAGATATACCTTTTATCTACGAGATAGATAACAAGGAAGCCTTTAAGATTATGGGTGGCCCTATTGCTGAGATGATTAAACAAAAGTATCTACTTCCACAAAAGGTTTTGACATTAGGAACAGAGGAAAGAAGCATAGCTTCTGGGGCTAAGTATTATGTACCTAGTGTGGAGTTAGACTCAGGTGTTGTTGAACTAAAGCATCCTGCAGATGAAGATACATTCAAAGATTTTAATGAGTGGATTGCAGGATACAATAGCTACATTGCTAATGCTTATGCTGATGCATCGAAAGATCAGGACAAGGAAACTGTCAATGAATTTGTAGATGTAGAGGCTGCTTAATGGTTACTCACCCTGCTGAATTTAAAATCCGAAAATATTTATCGGAAGTTAAACACACTGATTCTATTATGTCGGAAGAAATTATCGACAGGGTGACTGATGAAATCAGAGACTCACTTAAAAAGCAGTTTGTGGATAAAAGCAATAATAAATTTAGATTGCGTATGTCAAACTTAGGTAGACCATACTGCCAGTTATGGTTTGATAAAAATAAACCACAGACTGCTTTGCCCCCAACATCAAACTTTGTAATTAACATGATGATAGGGGATGTACTTGAGTCTGTATTCAAAGGCATACTTAGTGCAAGTGGTGTTGATTACCAGAATGGGGAAAAGGTAACTCTTAATTTAAAGAGCCACAAAATTGAGGGTACACCTGACCTGATTATGGATGGTAAGGTAGATGATGTTAAAACTGCTAGTCCTTGGTCTTATGAAAATAAGTTCAAGGACTACAACACTTTGTATGAGAATGACAGCTTTGGTTATGTTGCACAACTAGCAGGATATGCAAAGGCATGTGGGGTAAAGCCTGGTGGTTGGTGGGTTATCAACAAAGCCAATGGAGATTTTAAATATGTACCTGCATGGGGATTAAATGTTGATTACAATATAGAGAAAGCTAATACACTTGCAAAAGAGTTAGATAAAAATTATTTTCGTAGAGTTTATAGTGATGAGCCAGAAACTTACTATAAAAAACTTACAGGCAATCGTAAGTTAGGTAGAGAGTGTAGTTGGTGCAGTTATAGAAATGCATGTTGGCCTAATTTAAAAGAAAAACCATCAGTAGTATCGAAAGCAGAAATACCTCCGATGGTATGTTATACGGAACTACGAGGTGTTTAATGGTAAGGCATATGCATCTGCTAGGAGAAGGGGGGTTCGCAGTGGATTAGAAAGAAAGATACAAGAGCAATTAAAAGAGCAGGGTGTGAAAGCTAAGTATGAACCATTAAAAATTGAGTGGGAAGATTTAGCATATCGGAAATATACACCTGACTTTATATTGCCTAATGGGATTCTTATTGAATCCAAAGGGTTGTTTACTCCAGTTGATAGGAGAAAACATTTATTAATTAAGAAACAGCATCCAAACTTAGATATACGATTTGTATTTGAGAATAGTAGAAGAAAGATTAATAAGATTTCTAAAACTACATATGCAGATTGGTGTGACAGATATGAGTTTCAGTATGCTACAAAAGAAATACCAAACGATTGGATTAATGAAATAACTAAAGTTAATAAATTAATTAAAGAAAAATTTATTGAGTTTCCAAATGAAAAGAAAGGGTAAGCAAATGATAAAAGTTCCAAATCCAGTAGTACGAGATATGATTAGGAATCCTAATAGGTCTAATAAAGTTCATGGAGATAAGTATAGGGGTGTTATGGATAGGATTCTTAAGAAAGAAGTACAACAAGAACTTAACTTTAAGGATTGATTATGGCTGTGGAAACTGAGACATTTGATTTAGAAGATGATGGTATACCTTTACAAAAAGATGATACGGCTGTGGTGCTTAGACCTAGTTTTAATGAAGACGGCACATGGGATACTACTGTACATGTTAATGCTGTTAAGATGCCAACTGAAAAACTTGATGATGCAGATGCGGATTATCTTTTAGAAGTAACACATGCATTAGTAGCTTGCTTTCACTTAATAAATACAGATCCTGCATTTGCTTATAAAGTGAGTAAAGAATTATCTAATATGGATATAGATGATGCAAAGTTTGAGAAATCAAAAAACAATATAATACAGTTAAGTAGGTGGACTAAAACTGAGGGTAATGCATAATGAGTTTGTACGGAGAGTATTTAGGAAATGTTCGTAAACAAATGGAAGAAGAAACTAAAGTTTGTGATGACTGTGGAGAAGTGCATGGTGAAGAAGCACCTCCTTTTAAAGAAACACCTTCTTTGGATATGGTTAATCACCCAGAACATTATAATAAAGGTAAGTATGAAACCTATGATGTAATTGTGGATACATTAGGAAAGTATGAAGCTATATCTTATTGTCAAGGTAATATACTTAAATACATTATGAGGATGTGGAATAAAGATAAGCCTCTACAAGATGCAGAAAAAGCAGAGTGGTATTTAAAAGCTATGATAAAGTTATTAAAAGAAACTAAGGGAGTCAACTGGTAATGAAGTATGACAAAATAGAAATTGATGTAACTCGAGATACATTATTAACTGAACAGGCAACACAACTCTTGAGAGATTATTACATGTTAAGTTCAGAAGTATCTCCACAAGAGTCTTTTGCTAGGGCATCGTTAGCATACTGTGATGGTGACTATGATTTTGCTCAAAGGATATATGAATATGCTAGTAAGCAGTGGTTTATGTTCTCTAGTCCTGTTCTTAGTAATGCACCGATGCCTGGGGAACCTTTTAAAGCACTGCCTATTAGTTGTTTTCTAACCTATGTAGGAGATACGTTAGAAGACTTAATCTCTCACAATACAGAAGTTGCATGGTTGTCTGTCAAGGGTGGTGGGGTTGGTGGTCACTGGTCTGATGTAAGGGCAGTCAGTGATAAAGCTCCAGGGCCAATCCCATTCCTCAAAGTTGTAGATAGTCAAATGACTGCATATAAACAAGGTAAAACTAGAAAGGGAAGCTATGCTGCGTACATGGACATTGATCATCCTGACATCGTTGAGTTTATTAATTTTAAGTTGCCTACTGGCGGTGATGCTAATAGAAAGTGTTTCAACTTATTCAATGCTGTTAATGTTACCGACAAGTTTATGAAACGATTAGAAGCTAATGAGATGATCGAACTAACAGATCCTCATACAGGTCTATATCGAGATAGGATTTCAGCTAGAAAGTTATGGGAGAGAATTTTAGAAGCTAGATTTAGAACGGGTTCTCCATATTTAAATTTCATTGATACGGCTAACAGAGATTTGCCAAAGCCTCTCAAGGCATTGGGTTTAAAAATACACGGTAGTAATTTGTGTAATGAGATTCATTTGCCTACAAATAAAGATAGAACTGCTGTATGTTGTTTGTCTTCAGTCAACTTAGAGAAGTATGATGAGTGGAGATCCACTCCTATGGTAAGGGACTTGATTCGTTTTCTGGATAATGTGCTACAGACATTCATTGATAATGCTCCAAGAGAAATAATTAAAGCTAAGATAAGTGCATTAAGAGAAAGGTCATTAGGGTTGGGGGCTATGGGATTTCATGGTTACTTACAAAAGTACAATACACCATTTGAAAGTCCTGTAGCTAAGTCATTAAACAACAGAATATTTAAGCATATAAAAAATGAAGCCTTATTGGAAACAAAGTTACTTGCAACAGAACGTGGTTCTCCAGGTGATCTTCATGGTACTGGTCTTCGTAACGCACATCTTCTTGCTATTGCTCCTAATGCCAATAGCAGTATTATTTGTGGTTGCACAGCTAGTATCGAACCTGTTAAGTCGAATGCGTATGTTCACAGGACAAGAGCAGGATCACACTTAATTAAAAATAAATATTTATCTACAGTGCTAGATAAGTATGATATGAATGATGAAACTACATGGAAAAGTATCATTAACCATGAGGGTTCTGTTCAACATCTTGAGAATCTTACAGATTTTGAAAAAGATATTTACAAAACTGCATTTGAACTTAATCAGGAATGGGTTATCGAACATGCAGCTGATAGACAAAAGTACATATGTCAAGGACAATCTGTTAATCTATTCTTTCCTGCAGGAAGTGATAAGAGTTATGTCAACTCTGTTCACATTCGGGCATGGAAGAGTGGCTTGAAAGGGTTGTATTATCTCCGTACTTCTTCTGGCAACCAGGCTGAGAAAGTGGGTACACAAGTTCAACGTCAAGCATTGAAAGATGCAGAGGAGTGTATAAGCTGTCATGGATAGAAGAAAAAAATTTGATTACGAATTGTTCAAGCAGAACGATAAACTTGCTAGAGAGGTAGGTAAAGCTTACTGGAAATCTAAAGGTAAAACTGCT